GATCCCATTTGTTCAAGAGCAAAAGCCTGTAATTCTGTATCATACCTTGTTTTGTAGAGGTTGTACATATCCTGTGGGCCTTTTAAATAAGAATAACACTCGACCAGCACACCATAAAGAAGCAAATTTTCATATTGATCCGACAGCATAGTTGAAGTCGTTGAGTCAAAATGAGGTGGATTTTTGACATATTGAATTTGGATGGCTAAAGCCGAGGCCGGTGTTGGTGCCACAATAATATTTTTATCATTATACATAGCGTAATATTTTGGCTGGCCAGTAGATCCAGTTGGATTAAATTCTGCTATAAACGTTTGATCTCTCTTTTCTAAAAAAATTTCTGTTGTAGCGTCCGTTATTTTTACAGCTCTAAGGTATTTCAAATCACCAGGTAAACTCACTGCTCTATTGCTAGCAGTAAAATTAGAGTTAGAAAATTTTCTAAGATCATCATAATCTACAGCTCCCGCAATGGCTAACTCTGTATTTCTAATAAATTGATCTAGTAAAGTATCAGATAAAACAGAGCTAGATACTTCTGTGTAATTTCTTACTTGAGTTAAAAAATTTGTATAAGTTATTGCCATTATGAAATACCTATTGTTACTGGATTTACTAAAGCTGTTACTTGTCTCCGTCTGTTTTGTAAAGAAGGATCTGCAGGTTTCATTTCACTTGTGCCTTGATTATTAAATGCAAAATCACCAGGTAATGTTAAATTAGCAACTCCAACAGTTATACCGCCAGAATCAGCTACAGTCACATCGTTACTAGCTACTGTTGTTGGCTGTTGAAATTTTTGCACCCTAGGATTTCTTAAAGCGATTGCATCTGCTTTTGTATGTGGTGGATCTAACTGTGGATGTTTTGCTTCGAATTCAGATATATGCACTAGAGAACCATTCCATTCTTTTACCATTTCTGTATATGGAAAAGCTTGTCCTGATCTATCTGATATAGCTAATGATCTTTTTCCTCTAGCAAATGCCATTATCCAACTCCATCTCCAAAGTAAGTTTGAGGGGATATATAAACAGAAGTTCTTTGGCCATCTTCTGTTAATGCCCTTTGTAATTCATCCTCATAAATTAATCTTAAGGTTTGTATTTTATCTGGTGCTTTTTTCATTGCTAAATAGTAAGCTAAACCTGAACACATGCAAGGTAAAAATCTATAAGCCACATCGGCTTGATTTGTGTAAGCTCCAGCATCTTCAATTCTATTAATAGAAAAATATTTTAGATGAGTGAATGTAGATGCATCTGGAGTTAAATATAAGTTGATTATAGGAATAACTTGTCTATCAACATAATATTGAGATGGCTGACCTTGTGCTCCTTTATTAGGTAAAGCAGCAAAAGCAGATCTATCTATTTTTGTTAATGATACATCTTGAGTGTTTGTTTCTACACCCGCGGTTGTGGATATAAAAGCCTCAAGCACATCACTAACTTTTGTTGGCACAGTATATTGTGCAGTACCAGCAGTTAACGCTTGAGTTTGTTGTTCAACTTTGAATAAATGAACGCCTCTATTACCCCACTCAGAAAAAAGTAAATTTAAACTTCTTCTAGCTGATCTAAGGTCATAGCCAGAGTTAGTACGTATTCCACATCTTTCATACGCTTCTTCTATAATATCGTCGATATTTAAATCGAATGTTGTTTGTCCAGACGTTGCCATAATTCATTACATTAAGTCTTTATAATAATCCATAGATTTACCAGGAACCATTTGTTCATCCTGTAAACCCATTCCTGAAGTTCTTGCAGCACCGAAACCTCTAACAGATTTACCAGCCATTGCTTTCATGACTTTACCTTTTTTTGCAAAACCCATTTTTCTAGTTACGTCAGGTCTTGCAGCTTTTAACTTTCTAAGACCTTCGCCTTTTGGACCTTCTGGAATTTTTTTCAAATTAGCCATTTTTCCTCCTACATATCCTTGTGCTTTTAGTTTTTTAGTTGCCTCTTTCAAACCTCCGCTTTTATAATTAAGCATTGATTCAAAACCTACATCTTTATATTTTTTACCTTTAAAAAATTCTCTTTCTCTTTTTACTACCTCTGGATCTCTTTTTTTAATACTTGTTACAGCAACCGTAGCTAAACCTATTGGAGTTGCAGCTCTAGCAAATTTTGCTACTCTTAATGCTTTACTTGCTATCCTAGCTTTAGTAGGAGTTTTTTTCAATTGTGCTATTAATCTATTTTGCTTTCCTAAACCAGCTTTTGCACTTTTTCCCACTAAAGGTTTTGTAGTTTTTCCAATGTTGCCTTTTGAAATAGCCTTAACTCTTTTTGCTGCACCTGTAAATTTTGCTTTTGCTTTTGATAATAATTTTTTACTTGTAAGTATAGGTGATCCTAATGCTGTTAAAACTTTACCAGCTCCAACATTTGTTTTTTTCATTATGTCTTTACCTATTTCTGTAGCAGTCTTTGCCTCAGGCATAGTTTTATAATAAGTCGACGACTTAAATAATTTTTTAGGTGGACCTATGAATTTTGGATCTGTCATACGTCTATCATACCCCCGTAATATTTCTTAGTAAAGGTCTTAACGTTTGTAGGTTTACCCCCCACTCCCTGTGGTTTAGCTCTTTTCCTTGCAACGGCACTCCTCCTCTGGGATTCTGTCATCCTTGCCGCTTTGGCAGCAGGGACGCACTTTGGATACTTTCGTTTTCTGTCCGCTTCCAATTTTGAACGGCCGCACTTTGCGTAAGAGCCATCTTTTCGTTTGCTCCCAATATCTACCCAATTTTGTTTGAACCATTCTTTTAATCCCCCTTTTTTAAAAGTTTTAGAAAAAGTAAAACCAATATTTTTACTCTTACCTTGTTTTGTCCCTTGTAAACCAAATGAAGAACTTTCACCTTCTTTAGTTATATCTAAACCTAGAATACTATTTATATTTTGTTTATCAATTTTACTAAATGGTTTTTCACCTGATACTCCAACAGTTACACCTTTTTTCTTAACATTAAATTCTACTCTTGGAGATGTTACAAATTCATCATCATATACATCAAGACCTCCACCAACTGTAGTGCCTTTTAAATAATCAGGTAAAGTTTTTCTCTTTTTATTGCTCATACATACCTTTGTAATATTGTTTTAGACTTTTGTTCGCATATTTTTCACCGTCTACTTCTAAATCAATAAAACTACCTGTGTATGCAGGTTTAGGTCCTTTAAAATCTTTTCTCTTAACTCCTGAAGGATCTTTAATTTTGCCTGCACATATTTTGGATGCGTAGGCATTAGCATAAGCGCTAGGGTACACCTTAAATTTTCGCTTCGCTGCAGCTTTCCCTCTTGGACATAATTTAGTCATTTTTTGATTTTAACACTTTTGGAGCGTAAGTTCTAGACCTTACGATTTTTGCGAATGGATTCTTTACCTTTTTTTGCAATGTTAACCACCTCAGTTTTACCCATAACTTTAGCACGTTGTTCCATAACAGTTAATATCTGTATTTTTCTTGCAAATGGTTTATTGACGTTCTTTACTTTTCTTACAGTATCTCTAGCATCTTTTGCTGTGGCAAATTTTATTGATACTGTGTCCTTTGGATTTTCGTCAGTATAGAGTCTTCTATCTGAACCTTTAGGCTTTTTTCCCGTTCCTTTTTTTGGATCCATTTAAAACTCCTTTTAATGTTTTAGCCTGTGCTGCGTGTGTCTTTGAAGCCTTTGTTAAACCTTTAATTACTTTTTTAATTTTTCTATTTTTCATACCGCCTCCTGCATATGTTCTTACTTTTTTATTTTCGTCTCTAGCTCCTCTTAATTGACCTTCAACTTGCTTTCTCATTTGTGATCTTCCTATTGCCATATTATTCTCCTAACCAAGGTGTATATTGAGTCTTACCATCAACTCGACTTGCACGCAACCATTGTTGTCTGTTATGATTACGTGAATAACTACAGTGTATCCAGCCTGAAGTAGGTTCTCCATCTTTATAAAATTCTAATATGCCCTGGTCCACTTCTAAGTTATTTTGTATCCATTTTGCTAAAGCTTTGTTATCAACGCCAGGTATTTCAAAATCAGCTGCCGCTGCTTCATCATGCGCAGTATGTTGACTTTTAACACTGCTGCCGATTTCTACACAAAGTTGAGCACAACGAAATCCGCTTGATATGATCAAAGGCTTATCATAGTGTGAACGTATAGGTTGCAACACATTTATTGCAAGAGCTTTTAAATTTTCAATTTGTTCAGGACTAGGGTTATTGTTGATTCCTTTCCTTTCTGCAGTTTGACTTTTGCAAAGTTCGTCTAAAGTTATGTTAGCTGTCAATTTCATCTTTTTTCTCCTCTATTTCATAAAACATTTTGTCTGTATCTTCTGTAATCCAATCTTTATTTTCGACTGTCCAATAAGTATTTTGCACTTTATAGTCTGGCCAAGATCTATCAGTAGTATAGTTAGAAACGCTCCACAAGATACGATTATTAGGCTGAGCAGCATAATTACCGTTATCAAGTTCCAATATATGTGCACACTTGTGTTCTTGAGGAATTTCAGAATGTTCAGTATCAATTTCATTTACTTCAGGTGTCCCCCAGTCTATTGTAAATAAATATTCTCCATTATAAAATTTTTTATCCTTTCCTAAAAACTTACCACGCATACCACCAAGAAAATCAAATTCAGTGACACTAGGATAGTAACTAAAACAGTTCCACAGTTCCAGCTCGTCAACTGACATATCGGGCACTTGGGTTCTATGAAACGATTTTTGGAAAAACGCTGAGATAGGCAACCTCCAATAGCACGCGCCATTTGGTAAAAGGCAGTGGAATAAAAGCGACTTACCAGTGATGCTAGCCATTCCGAAGATAACACAATCAACACTTTCTTTATTAAATTTTTTATCCAAATCATATAAATATTCTTTTTTAACTTTAGCATAAATTGTTGGAATGTTAACATTTAGGTAAGCCATATTTATTGATTATCTTTGAAAGCAACATAAATTACAACACAAAATAAAATAAAAGCTATTATTGTGTTTATAGGTATAAAAGGTTCCATTATGGTAATATTTTAACGACTTTCTTTCGGTCCATGTATATTTCTGTTTGAGCTTTCACTTTTTTACAAGTAAATACAACTCGCTCAGGATTTACCTCGTTCTGCGCGATACGCTTGGATTTCAAACAATCGGATAACGACGGTTTATATACATGCTCTATCATATTTCCGTTTAAAGTTAAGATAAGTGCGAATACAGTTTCTATCATTTTTTATAATTATCCAACGTTATTATATCAGGATTTTCCTTCATATACTTTTCTTTTAACTCTGTCCAGTAACTTACTTTTGGGTCAAAATCTCTTTCATTAAAAGAAGATGAGGACATAACTCCTAATTTTGTACAAGCATTAATTAGTTCAGCAAACTCTGCAGGAGGTGGACTAATTCTAGGCACTCTCTTACATTCTTTCACTAACTCTAATTGTATTTTTAATTTTTGTTTTTTTCTTTGATCTTTTACAAATTCTTCATCACATACATCACCAATAGACTTTCTAAATCTCCAACCTAATACCTGATTTTGTGATTCAGCACTTGACCCTGATTTATATTCGTTTTGTCTGACTTCTGTATAAGCTTCCCAACTACCTTGATCACACGTATTTGTGCCATCATTTAAGTATTCATTACGCGCTTCTGCATTTACAGTAGAAATAATTACCACTAAAAAACTAGCGATTAAGATCCTTAATATCATATGCGTGCTCCCTCACTTGATCTGCTAATTGTCTATATAAATTTTCAGCCATCTCCCATGTAGCTTCTGCTGCTGAAAGTCTTGTGGCTGTGTCTGTTAATTTTTCTTTTGCTACTTCTAAATCTCTTTGTAAATTTATCAAAACTTGTTTGTTTGCTTCTATTGTATCTGTAAGATTGATAACATATCTAACTGATGTAAATGTTCCAGCTAATATTGCTGCCACTACAGGCACAATAACTATGTTTTTTTTAACCCATTCAAATTTTGATAATTTAATTTTTTTCTTCACTGGTTTTTACCACTTCCGTTTCTAATTAGTTTCTCTACATCTTCAGTTAATTTCTCTGTTCTTTTCTTCAAAAATTCTATATTAACGGCATTATTTCTCATACCCTTTATCTCTTCTTCAACATCCTCTAGTAAACCACTAACATGTTCTACAATCATGAAAAGTTCTGCTTCTCCAGCTGATTGACCTAACTCACCTCTTGGGTACTTAATTCTAAACTCTGTGTTTTGTTCTAAATCTTTTTGCATCAACTCTATTTTTGTAGAGTGTTGATTGAGCGTTTCGTGCAGGCCAAAATAAGCCCAGGTCCCGATGGCAACCATCGTGATTAAACTAGCAACCGTCTTCATTGGCATTTGTACGGCTGCGGACTCAGAAATTTTCAATGCCATAAACTATACCCAAAATTTAGAAATAATTTTTTCCCAAACTTTTTTAATTTTGTCCCAAACTTTTTTTAACATTTCCATCTCCTTCTAGCTTGTCTTAGTCTTGAGTTTGGATCTTTAGCTGCTTTAGGAAACTTTTTCATTTGCCCAGCGCTCCTTGCACAAAATGATTTACGTCTCTTTGCATCCTTAGATCCTGGTTTTACTTTTCCTGTAACTGCAGTTTTAAGTTTAGAGCCTGGGTTTTTTCTTCTATAAGCTCTAACTCCGGCCTCAGTCATTCCAGCACCCTTTTCTGTTGGGCGGAAATTTTTTTTATTCCTAGGAGGCATGCCTCCTTTACTTAATAATTCAACAGTGTACTGATTCATTATTTATCTATAAATACGGTTATAGTCGTATTAGCAGATATTGCAGTCACTGAAATTCCACCTTCAAATAAAATACCATCTTCAGGTAAATTAGTAGAGGCTATATCACCAGCTGGAACATCAACAACTAGCTGTGCTCCTCTTGAGTCATTCAAAGTAACTTGCCCACCACCAGATGAATTACCAAGGATAAAACCTCTTAGTCTAGTTCTACCACCAAATAAAGCTCCAGTAGCATTTGTTCTAACTGCTTTTACGTCTGATTTAAATGCCATGTTTCTCCTATGTAAATGTTATTGTTACACCAGCTGTTCCGCCGATAGTAGCATGAATGCCTTGTTCAAATAAAATTCCAGATCCTGGAAGATACATATCTAAACCTTCTTCACCAAACAAATAAGTAGCAATAGTAGTGCCCGAAGCTCCGCCTGATTTAAAAATAATCGATCCAGATGCTGAATTACCTTTAGCCTGTATCGAAGTTAATCTTGCTCTTCTTGTTGTCGCTACCATCTGTGCCGTGCTTATTGCATGAGCACTCGACTGGTCTGACATGAAACTTGATCCACCCATATTTTTTTACTCCTTATATTTGGTCCCGGTGGGTATCAAGATCAAATAGTCCTGAAGTTTCCCACCGAGATAATTATTTATTACTGTGCATCAAAAGGTGTTGCAATTGTTCCGTTACCAAGTAACTGACCCTCTACAGCATATAAGTTAGCTGCGATTGCAGTAAATTTGATTCTTGAACCTTTTAGACCACCTGTTGTAGCGTTAGATCCACCAGCTTCA